TGCTACAGCCCATTCTGCTAAATCTTTATCTAGTCCGTTATCAAGTATATAATTAAAAGTTTCAGTATTTGGTAACTTTTCAAAGGCTGCAGATATGTTGTCATCGTAAAGCATATCGTCCATTATACCTGGACCCATCTTATTTAGTAGACCTTGTTGATTTGATATACTTTCTGCTGCTTCTTCTACTGTATCAAACCTAACAGTAGCTTCTACAGCATCTTTATAGTCATCAAGACTTACAATACCTTTATCTGATGTTTTTAACTTGTTTTTTAATACTTCTGCTATTGCAGGTATTTTTGCATCAATAGCATCCTGTACTTTCTTTTCTGCTGCTTCTACAGCTTTTGCACCGCCGCCCGATATCAAATAACTTTTTCGTGCATTAGATATTGCATCAACTTGATAGTCTGTAAGATCTAACCTATTCCAATCAAAATCATCTCTGTACATTTCNNTNAGTTCAAAAGGTTTTATTTCTTTGGGTTTTATCCTGATGTTACCGCCTTTTATTAAGCTTTTAGTAACTGGACCCATTGCAGGTATAGCCGCACCAAGTACATCTCCTGCTGCAATAAGACCTATCTTACCATAGCTTGGATCTTCTTCACCTAACTCTTCAGCTATATCAACAGCAGATCCAACAGGGGTCATGTCTACTGCTACATCAGCAGCTTTAACACTAACAGGTTTTTTCTTTCGATAGTCACCTGTCAAGGGAGAGGTAAGCATATCTAGAAAACTTTTTTGTTTATCGTCTAAACTTAAACCACCTTCATCAAACTTTAATCTGTCGCTACGATCTCTTGCTGCAGCCTCTGCTTTTGTTCTACTATCATGTGTACTTGTTGGTTTAATTACTTCAGCTTCTAACATTAACTTTAAAGTATCTTGATCATACTCACGACCTTTATGTATACTAGGCACATTTATCCACTTACCTTTATACTTAAAAGTTGTAGAAATCTCAGAAACGTTTTTACCCTCTGGTGTTACGTAAACATCCTTACCTGCTTGGGTTTTCTTTCCTGTTTTTTTACCGACTTTATCAGACACTGTTTACTGTCTCCCTCAGTAGCTTTAGCTTTCTTAGTACGTCTATAGCACCCTGCTGTCTGTGCATAACATGCGGTTCATTGGCTGTTTCCAACGCACGTTGTCTTATGTTTATTATTTCATCTATGTGTTTTTGAAACTGCTCGTAACACTCTTTGTCATTAACCAACTGCTTGAGGTGCATTACCTGTAAATCCTTGCTCTTCTGGTAGTGGTGCTGTGCCTACTCCTACCTGTGATCCTCCACCTCCTGAAGTATCAGCTACACCTTGTACACCCTGACCCTCTGGTCCTGTTGGTGCTGGTGCTGGTGCTTGAAATGCTTTTAATATCTCTGCTTGTATAGCTGCGTCCTGCATAGAGTTAGTAACTTTATCTGGATCAAGATCCATGCTCTTAGCAATCTCACGTATAATATAATCCATCTTAGCAAAAGGTGCAAGTACTGGATTCTGTGCTACCTGTAAGAACTGCATCAAGCGTTGGCTACGTACTTCATTAGCCATCAAGCTTTCTGTACCTGATGCCTGTACTTCCAAGTCTCCACGAATATCTTCATCAAAGTCAAACTGCATGTTGAATGCAAAGAATGCTTTACCTAAAGGACGTATAAGATAATCATCAACGTTTTTAACAACAGTACGGATACTACCGTTAGCAGCAGACATAAGCATAGAGATTCCAGAAGCAGTACGCCCAACTCCTTGAACTCCTGTTTGACCATGTGCAAAAGATGGGAACCCTGTAGACTCATCAGCTAATACCCTCGCTTTATCAAATAGTTGCATATTCTCTTGTGCTACATTTGGAAACTTAGTACCAAAGATACCTTGTCCTGGAGCGCCACCCTGTCTCCTGAAAATCTTTCCGGGATAAACAGACATGTCTTGTCCGGGAACTAGATTAGTTTCATCTACCTCTATAATAAGATTACCTGACAGTGCAGCATTATCAATAGCCATACGCATAAAGCCATTCATCAATGTCTGTGTGTCATCCATGTTCTCAGCAATACCAACGCCAAAGAAGGAGTATGGGTTATGCTCATATGGTACAGCGTAGTATGGAATACGTGTAGGCTTGAATGGGTTTAGTACAAATCTTAGTATCTCACCATTAGCTACCCATATATTACAATTAACTTCATCTAAGTCTTTTAGTTCACTGGGAATATTTACACCGTGTTCTTTTAGTATTTCTATATCTACATAGCCCCAAAACTCTAATACTTCCCAACGCTCAGAGTTTGGCTGAGTGTCATCGTCTTCCATAGTCATTTCCCAGTACTTCTGTGTATAGTCTGGTCCTGCGTCTATAGCTTTCTGTACGGAATCTTCCATAAAGTATGGGCGACTTTTTAATCCTCTTAGTTGTGTTCTTGACATCTTATGTCTTTCAACAACGTATTCTGCATCCTGCATAGAGTGTGCTTCTGGGTCAGGATAGAAATCCCAAATACTTACATGACTACACTCTGGTACAGTCTTAACAATAGGATCATATTCACCATCATCACCCCAATTAGGATATTCTTTATCTACAGCAAATGGACCTTTCATAACACCTGTACCTAGAAGTGCCATCTCAAATGCCATACTTCTTAGATGTGTACTAGCTCCACTTTCTTGTAGCTGATCATGGATCTTCTTCTCCATCTTTTTAGCTGCAATCGTAGCAGGATGAAAAGTAACTGTAGTTCCTGTAGTACCATCACCCTCTACTATCTTTTCAGATACAGATGATAGTTTATCTTCTAGTGGTCCTAGTCGTGCTTGTAAATCTTTTAACGTTTCTCCCGGTCTTAGTTCTGTAACACCATCAAGTAAATATGGAGAAGCAGCTTCATCTCTTGTTATACCTGATAGTGATTCTCCTGCTTGCTCTGCATTTGGGTCTACATTTATATGTACAGATTCGGCTACACCATCTGGTAGTATAGAAGGATTTACTGTTAGTGGGAAGTTGTTATTACCAAACAAGACATCTACTATTTGTCCATAGGCAGCTAGTGTTTTAGTCTTTGTAACTTTAACAAACACACGAGACTTTTCTGAGTCTGTGAACTTTACATCAGACCCATACAACCCACGATAGTTACGATAAGCTCTTAACCATCTACTTTCATCAGCATATCTAGCGTCTTCTGCTCTTTTGTATCTATCTTTTATAAATGAAACTACACTAGATTTTTCTTCAAAAATACTGTCTAGGCTGTCTTCTGCAGCTACAACATCATCTGTCTCAAACATTTCTTCAGCCATTAGCTGTTGTCCTTTCTTCTCCAAGGTCCGTTATTAAAAGCCGCTTGCTCTTGGCAATTAGGACAAGTGGTCCACATATTAGTATTGTAAGTTATCTCGCACTTAGGGCAAGACTCTACTACTTCAGTATCCGAATGTTGAATCACTGGCTTGAAATCCTGATCGTTGTTTTTCTGGATTGTAATCCCATATACTACTTCTTGGTCTTGTCATTATACCATAACGTAATGCATCATACAAGTGGTCTTCTGCTTTTGTGTCTACATCTTCTGGATTTCTTTTATCCAGTGGTATGCCCGGTAATTGTGCTATTGTATTAGTACAGTTATCCATAAATGCTAACATAGGTTTTTCAGTAAACTCATCTACCTTCAAACGCCTATGTATTTCGTTTTTTCCAGCGATACGTGAGCCACGTGAACGATCAGAAGGACGCCAACGGCAACCCTTCATATTCATTTGTTCAGCTAGTGATGGCCCAGTATCGCCACGGTTGTGCCACAAAGAACTATCAAGCACACCATATCTCATTCCACCGTCTTTTGCTTCTNCTTCTAATATCATATCAGCTAGATCAGANGCTGTTACTTTAGATACATACATTTCTCTGTATACTATAAGCTGTTCATCAGGAGCCACAGTAAACCAAAGAACCCCAGTGTAAGAACCATACCCATAATCACACGCTCTAAAACGTACCCAGTTGTTAGGAATCTCAAAGTGTTCGATAACGTGGGTAGTTCTGTCGAACTCAGGAAATGCTGCTCCCTCGTTGATATCCCAGTTTCCTTCGAGGAGTTGCTTCCTCTGATGCTCTGGTAGTGATAGGAGCATGGCCTCATAGTCACCCTCTTCGGCAAGGTAGGGGTTATCGAAGAGAGATGCAGGAATAAACCTACGCTTGAATAGAGGCTGACCTTCCTTGCTGTGTCCTTTAGGAAATGTAATTGTTTTACTTGATTCAATGTCTGTGGCCCAAAAGTCTTTACCTGCAGGTGCAGGATCTATAAACATCTTCTTTACCCAAGCATGTCCTGCACCACCGGGGTTTGTTGTAGCTCTCATGTACAGACCTAGTTCTCTACCATATGCGCTACGAAGACGTGATCTCATATAATCCCAAGCGTAAGGTGTAGGCCATTGAGTAAGTTCGTCAAATCCAATCCAGTTAAAAGCTTGTCCTTGGTAACGTGTGACATCGGTATCCTTATCCAGATAAGACATCCATAATCGTCCACCTTTAGGAGATGTCCACTGTGACTTACGTTCTGACCATTTGATTCCTGGTACTGCACGTGGGTATAACTCCTGTGACTTCTGTATTAGTTCCCTTAGTTCTTCAGTTGTGTGTCGTACAAGGAGTCCAGAGAAGTGTGGATTGTTTAGGCCGTGTAATGGATCTGCTAACATAGCATACGATTTACCACCACCTGCTGCCCCACCGTATAGGACTTCTCTTTCCGAAGAACTCAAGAAGGATGTCTGTGGCCCTGCATTGGGTCTGAATACGACTTCTTGCGCTTCTTCAACGTCATAGTCAGTTGCTACTACCTGCGCTGGGATAGGATCTTGNTGGGGGGCTTCTATCTCCGCTGGCTTCTGAGTATGCACCGACTCCTTGTGTTTCGAGTTTTTCGATTTCCGNAAGCGTTTCTTGGAGCCACTTGGCAAGCTTACGTTTAGTGATAGATGCTTTTCTACGTCTTTGCTCAACTTCTATTCTCTTCTTTAGACCCATGTGTGATATGTAGCGGTCTGCTTCTTTACTCAACCATTGTGCTACTGCTCTGTAACTATACTGCTTGAGGTGTCGTTTTGCAAGCTCTAAAGCTTCTAACTCATGTTCTATAGGTACAAGTATTTTATCATTGTCGGGATCTAGTTCATAACCAAAAGGTATCTTCTTAGTAATCCTGACAATCTTGTGCCATTGTTTGTTGTGTGTCTTAGGCGGTTTGGGTAATTGCCAAAAGCCTAACTCTCTTTGTGGTATTATTCGTTTGTACCTTCTTTTGGTGGTAGGTAGAAGATGCCACCACCGCTAGTAACATCTACTTTATCTACCTTACCAAGTCCTGCTCTATCAAGCAAGTCTTTTGCTGCTACCATCTTCTCTTTAATGCCTAGCTCTGTAGGATCGTATAACGCACCAACCATAGCCATAGCAGCTTTAGGTGCAGTACGTGCAAAATATGTACGAGTCTTCTCACCAATCTCATCTTTTAAAGATTCAACAATCGTTGCAGTGTTACTGTTATCACCGTAACCTGCCAACTTCTTAGCAGCGACAACATCACCGCCAGCTTCATCAAATAGTACATCTAAGAATCTTTGTTGTTTATCTGTTAGATTCCTCGCCATATATTGCATTCCTTATTTGTGATCTACCAAGTCCTAGATCGTTTAGTTGTCTGTCATCCAACATGTGTAGCATTCTAAAGTCTGCACGTTTTTGTTGTCTGACTACGTGGGCTTTCCACATCTTTCTTAGTAAGTTTTTCATAGCACTATCTCCTTTGTTTGTGTGCGGAGATAGTTATACTCAAAGTTAGGTCAAGTAGTAGTACCTATTATTGCATATCCGTTATGTTGGTTGGAAGTGTTCCTCACCTGATAGTATTACATGAAAGTCAGAACTGCTTTCTTCAAATCCTATAATCTTATCACCTGGAGATAGTGCAAGATATGAACCACCATCTACAACTTCTTCAATGCCATTACCTGCTACGCTGTGTGCATCAATCATAAAGTGATACGTAGTAGTAGCTGCTTCATACCACTGTAAGCTATATTTTTTTGTACTAGCTGATCCACTAGATACATGCAAAAAAGTAATTAAACTGACAAAGTTATTAGGACAAGTGTATATAACATCACCACTTGCCCCACCTG